CAAAGAAGTGAAGCAAGGGGTGGGTGTCCTCATATCAGAAAAGCCCCTTTATGAAGAGGGTGACAACATTCTGATACCGGCTTTTCCCTTGCTAAACACACCGGTACCAGCGGTTATTATAGGGTACACCCTGGAAGAGAATTCACCTCCGACCCGATTCTCCATATCCCAAAATCAGGAGGGATTAATCTTAACCAAAAGGGAGGAGGGTGTTGCGGATGTAACATATGGCCCTTACACCCTAGTAGGTAGAAGTTTAGAAGAAGTCCTAGAGGATATAGAGACAGGGGTACCAGGGGTGGTCTTTGAATATCTCCAAGGGGCTGATATAGGAGACATCTCAGCGGAGAGTATCTTTCCTATAGAACAAGGTTTTAACCCTAAACAGTTGCCCTATACCCTGAGGGTCCTACCTACCATAATAAGGCAGCAGGACAGTACCCGAGAATTTTTGAAGAACGAAACCGATTATGTCTTAGCTGAGGGTGGCGTAATAGTGCTCAACGAAGGGCATGAAGAAGGTGCCCGCTACTTCTTGTCCTATGCGTGCCCCCGCCAGGTAACCGGTGCTATAGAGGTAAAAGGAAAACGGTTTGTAGGCATATCACAAGGCACACAGCTCAGAGTCACGACCGATTACCTAGCACGAGACCAGTTCATCATAGAGACAAAAGAAGAGTGGGACTACTTAGGCGCATGGGTGCTTCCTTATCTGGAAAAGAAAAAAGAAGCACTAAGGGGACCCCAGACACAGGGGAGTGCCGGGATGTCCGCAGACAGTAGTACTGGTTTATTGAAAGGGGTGCAGGAGGATAATTTTTCTTTGGTACGAGACTTATATCTTACTGCCACTTTACTGTGGAAAATCGCTGAGTATTATAGAACGAGGATGCAATCCTTTTCCAAAGAGTTTGAAGCACTGAAGGGTTTTGTTATTGGCAACACCCGAGGGGGTGATATATATACATGGTACGATGTAAATCATCAAAGCACTTTTGGGGTGTCTAAATTTTTTCCATTGAACTATGCTAAGGACGCCCCGTTAGGGGATGGGCGGTTTGCGGAGAGTTACACGCCTTTTGATACCTGTGCTGTGTACAATGAGGGTGGGTCCGGCAGGGTGTACAGCCTGTATGCTAATTTTGATAAGGACACTAAGGGTGTTTCTGTAGGGGATAAGATAAAAATACAGGGCGTGACAGAGCTATTTGAAATAGAGGAAATATTATCTTCAACAACGGTTAGGGTTAGCACAGAGATACCAGGGGCGGGAAGTACCCCGCCTCCCGACTTAGACATCTTTGAGGGTATCCCGTACGAAGTGATCCGACAAGACCCCTGGAATATAGGCTTTGCAGACGACAAAGGAAATATAGGAGCTATGCTCATAAGCTCTTTGGGCCAGAGAGTGCTCATACAGAGCACAGACCCTGCTACAAAATTTTATATCCAACAATCTACAGATGACGGAGGCACATGGGAAGTACACGAGGTCTCTTTTGAAAACGAGGTAATGGGTATAGTACCGCCCCTGTTAAGTAGATATTGGTCGTTAGAGGAAATAGCCAGTAAATTGAATGAGGAGATGGCCCCGCACTTTATCGTAACCGTAGAAGAGGTGTATAAGTGGGATGGTTTAGCTTCAGAAGTAAATAAGGCGGTGTCGGTGCTATGGCCCCTAGAGGTTCCAGACACAGGGACTACACCAGGGTATAGAAGGACACTTGTATTGAGGTCCCGGAATCCCTTAGCGTGGGTGCGGGTACCAAGCTGGGAGGCCCTAGACCTAGGCTTTGTCAAAGGTGTTATATACAAAGGTTCTCAGAACAGTTACTCATGCATCTCTTTGTATGACATGGAGCGGTCTAAAAGATTGAGTGTTAAGGACACCATCGAAGGTCTATTAGCCATATCGAATAAAATACAAAGGGGTACTCAAGCGAACAAGGACGTTCTTACGACGAAGGTAGAAGAAGCGCAAGCTCTTGCGAACAGGTTATACATTAAACTGGGAGAGGCGAAGGAGGGTGCTGAAGAACTTTCAGAGGAAACGGACGCTTCATCGGCTATAGGTATTACTCACGCCCAGGCTGTATTAGCCGAGGATGAATATACTACCAGGCTAGAGGGGACAGAAACAGTTACCGAGGGAGACGAAGATACACTAGAGGATCTGGAGGCGGACGAGGGGAAATACATCTGTGCTTTTGAAGAAGGGGTTCTCGCTAGGGACGATGTACAGGACGTGATAAGTCAGGCTTACGATGCAACGGGGCAGGCGGTGGTTCTATTCGATGCGCTAAATCAAAAGACAGAGGGATACGACCCTAGGGTACTCTTTGGGGATAAAACAAAGGACCCCTCGGTACCGTTAGGAGCGGGCGGGAGTAACCTAGTGGTTTTCCCTGGGTATTTAAACAACGGCAACATCATAGGGTCTTATGTACCGCACCCTTATGGTGTGTGGGATAACACCTTGGTAGGAGAAGGGTACTCCTCGTCTACTACGGAGGGTTTTCGTATGGAGGATGCACTTACAGTGGTTGTGACAGCCCCTGGGTATAGTCTTTCCTCAAATATCTTCAGTATGACTATAACGGGGCCGTCTACATCTCAAACGTACTCATACGGGCTGTACAGCACACTAGGGAACCTTATAGCAGCGCTAAACAGCTTTAATAGTGCTGTGCAGTTTAGTACTACCTTCCCACTGGATACCCCCTACGGGGCTTTGTTAACTGTTAATAAAAACTTGACAGTTGGGTCCCCCTATATTGTACCTTTTGGTGTAAAGGGGGATATGGTATACTATGTGATTTCTGATTATGAGTTAATGCAAGAGAGGGATAGACAACAGAGCAGGGCCAATGTATTGGGTGCGGAAAAAGGTTGGTTAGTGACAAGGGAAGGACAGCTTAGGACTCAGTTTGGGGAGGGTGGAGAAAGGTTGTCTTACAATAGAAAGGTGTGGATGAACCGCCTTTTGCACAAGACTTTAGGAGTACTGTCTTCTATTGTGCCATTAAAAAAGATGATTAGGGAGGCGACCGGTGATGAGTAACAATTTAAAAGGAATTCAAGGTGTAGCTCTAGGTGCTCAAGGCGTGAAAGGGATCCAAGGTGTTACTCCAGGTGCTCAAGGCGTGCAAGGGGATGTAGGGGCTGTGGGAGCAACAGGTGTCCGAGGCGAAACGGGTGCTGAAGGCGTGGAAGGCGAATGTGGGGCTCGGTGGTTCCGGGCCACAGAAGCACCACCATCACCTGTAATAAACCTTATTCAGCATCTTATTGCATTGGTCTCGAAGATCAGTGAAGAAAAAAAAGAGAACATACGGCACCTACGAAGGGGGGCACATGCAGGGTAACTTTGAATACGATAAGAATGCCCCATCAGCCGTCGTGGTGCCCATAGGCTCATTGGAAGGAAAAGAAAGGGCCGAAGCCCGCAGTGTTCCAACACCCTCTGGGGGGCAAGGTGCTGGCACAGAGGACAGGTGGAGGGGGTATTCAGGAGGAGTATCGTTAGGGATGCCCCTAGACCCGGACTCTGCAGCAGGGTCTATAGTAGGAAAGACTTTAACAGGGTTGTCCAATATCATAAGTACTGTGGAACTGTCCCTAGAGATAGTCAAAACCATAGGAACAATCATTAACGCTTTCCAGTCAGATGTAAACAGTTTATTCACAGCCCTGAATGTAGCGATAAAAGCTATTTTAAAGTCACTCGAGGAAATCGCCGTGAGCTTATCCTCGACAGGTGTGTACGGCCTTTTGGTGACCCCGAGTATTTCTCCATTTTCACCAGATTCTCCATCAGGGGGTTTTCCGGAGTTTAAGGCCAAAGTCGATCACGCCTTAACAAATAAATCGGACCCTAATCGTCCTGTTTTTTATGAGGGGGACTACATAGGGGGCGTTGTAATAGCTTTAGTAGGGGCCAGCAACATTGGGGACTTATTAAAAGACTTGCAGGTCTTAGCTAAATTTTTTAAAAATGAATCTCAAAAGTTGTCCCCTGTAGCGAATTTGACAGCAACGCCAGGTTTATTTTATAAATCGGAAATGCCCAGTTTTGGGGGGTCTGTAGGGGGTTTTCTAACTTCCTCTATTTTTGGGGTAAAAGAACCTGCTATAAAAATAACTTGGTCGTCTCCTAAGGGGATCCCCATAGAGGGGTACCGCGTATACCGGAGTAAGACTTTAGAGGGGGAATACCCTGAAGAGGACAAAAAAGTATCTGCGGATAGTTGGGTAAATGCAAATAAGCCTTTAAGGGTGTATAGAGACTTTGCGTTCAACAATGGTAACCCCATATTAATAAAAGGGTCTAAGGAGAACATGTCCTATACTGACTTTGAGGTAATCAACGGGGAAATGTACTTTTATAAGGTAGCGCCTCTGCTGAAGGATAAAAACGGGGAGTATGTAGAGGATGAGACTATAGGGGGTTTTACATCAGCTCGGGCGACTTCTTGTGTACCCGAGAGTTATGCTGAAAGTAGCTACGAAACTCCCGATGGGTTATTACAAGGTGTGGCCACGGGAGACCCGCCCTATTGGAGTAACATCTCATTAAGGGGGTTAATAGGGGAAAGCCTAGACGCTATACTGAATGGGCTGAGTGATATATCTTTACGCTTTGAGGCCGTGGCCGTCTCAAACTCACAACACTACAGCACCTTTCTGGATGCTCTAGAAAGGTGGGTAAAAAAGATAGCGGAATTTCTTGAGAAACTAAAAGCTATTTTAGACTCGTTAAGAGCTTTGCAGTTGAGTGGTTCAGCCATGGTGCTAACGATACCCGTGGAAAGGGGAGGAGTAGAGGGGTTTAGGAGAAGATTTAATGCAGCAAGATTGCCTAGTGCGGTTTCCTTGGGTGGGGGAGCTGCAGCAAGTGGGGCATTCGATGAGGAGGCCCCTAACCCTTTTCAAGGAAACCTGTGCTCGGTGTGTGCCGGAGCGGTACTACTTACAGGAGCAATCACTTTGGAATCCTTAGACAGATTAGGGGGTGCCTCTAAAGACGAGGTTTCCAAAATAAAAAGGGCAGGACAATTTGAGCGGGCGAAAAAAGCTTATGATGTGGCCCGGAGAAAAGAGTTAGATAATGGTCTTATAGGGGATACATTAGAAACTTCCACAAAGTACGCCCAAAAAACTTTGGAGTTCTTAACAAGTCTCGTTTCCGGAGGATCCTAATGCTCTATGGTAAGCTAACAGACACCTATCAGGCTCAAAGGTATGAGTGGCTCCTACGTATGGCCCGTACGTCTTATAGTGAAAGAATGCGGGCGGTGGAAACGCTAGAGGGAGATATACAGACACAACTAGATCTAATAGCCAAACTAAAAAAGGTGGAGGACAGATATTTGACTAAGCTCGGTTTCTTGGGGCCAAAGTCAGATGCCTTTCGTACCCTGCCAGGATTTTCGGCTGCAAACAGATTAGCGGCGCCGGCAAAGCTGGGTACTTTGGACTACACGGAAAACACTAAGACGGGTAAGCAGTCCTTGGTGGCAGTGGGGGATCAAGATGTTAACATAGGGTATGGTGAGTTACTAAAGCAGCTTAAAAATGAGGATTCTTTTCTTAGAAGAATAAACTACAAGATACTGTGTTCCAGGTTGAAAGCGAATCAAATGTTGGAACAGCTACGGAAGTTAAAAGAGGAAAGAACCGCAGTACGCAAAGACAATGAGACAACAGAGACGGGGAGATAGTAGTGGCTAAGATAGATCCATTAGAAAGACTGGATATATTGAGTAAGGAGGCTTTCAAGGTATTGGAAGCCCTTAGTGATGTCTCCGAAATGTTGGCTCAGTATAACCTGACAGGTTTATCCAAATGGGATTGGACTAAAGTGCTAGGGGTAAAGTTAGAGTGGGGAGATAGGGATCAAGATTTACCCGCGGGGGAATTACCTATAGGGCAGGCGGTATATACCATAAAAGCTAAAATAAAGAAGATAAGGGACCGATACCTCAATACCTTTCCAGAAGAATTGGTATACCTTAGTCAAAATAAATTAGATAAGTTTGAGTGCCTACCTGCGATAGGTTTGCTGAACAATCCCGATGTAGTGGACAGTGTGCATAAAGCGCAGGAGGCTATGCTGAAGAGGTACCAGGAAATAATGAAGAAAGTTTGGCAGGTGAGTAATATGGGAACGGCTAGTTCTGCAAACAATAGAGCACAAGGGGCCTTGTATTCATTAGAGAATGCACGGATAATAGACTCCATATCGAAAGAAGAACAAATACTTAGAGATGCGGAGTTACAACAGCTTCAGGAGTTACAGAAGGAAAAGAAAGAAATGGCTAGATATGCCTATACGGTTATGACAGGAGACCGCTCAAGCACTCCCATAGGGTTAAACGCCGTAGTAATGGGGTTGACTCCGGCACCCGTAGATGCTGTGTCTAAAAAAGTTTCCGATTTCAATAACTGGCTACTAGCTAAGCAGGCGCCGTACTCGTCCAATTTCTGTAATAGGCGAAGAACCGCCCTCACCAATGACCAACTAACAAGGGCGCGCGTGCAAGGTGCAGAAGAGGCAGGGAAGTTGGAAAGGGCTGCAGCAGAGACAAAGGTATTTCAAAAAGGAAAGGGTCTTGAAGTGCTAGCCTCATACGAGTATAAGATGCTAGAGAACCGGTTCAAGAAGTCTATTAGGCAATATGACGATGAAGAGAAAAAGAGAAAAGTAGTGTTTTTAGAGAATAAGTTCGCATCTCTAAAAAGATCCTTGTCAGGGTGTGAAACATCAGAGGGTGTAAAAAGGTATCTCAAGGATATGGAAAAAGTGATAACAGACCTTAAGTCCTTGGCAGCAGAAGACCAGTCCTCGTAGGATAATCTCCTAATCCAAAACAGAAGAAAAAGATAAAAACTCCAGGAATGTCCCTTGGGTAGAACCTACATTTTATATGGCAACACGAGACATCAGAATACAAAACACATGTGACCACAGACTGCTAGGAGAGATCCTGGTTTTGGGGCCAGATGGAATAACTTTGTCTCCAGAATTACCCATATCCATAAAGGCTTCCGTCTCTCTGTACCGGTTTGGAGAGGAAGTTTCTCCCACTCGTTACACGCTAAGACAAGACAAGCAGCTCCTTTTTGAAAACAAATACCACAAGATATTATTGAACGAACCAGAGCTATATGACGGAGCCCTATACACCGTGGATTACTATACTTACATAAATTTTTGTCCTAAGTGTCTGGGTGTAGGTTTTGTGGACGACTTGGCAGAGGACGCCCCTGGAGTGGTTCGTACATTAAGCGGTACAGCTCTCTTGTCACAAAGTGTGGAAAAGGCCATTATCACGACTGTAGGCACTAACAAGTATTATTCCTGGGTGGGTAGCGGTATATCCACACTATTGGGGTCCAAGATTACGGACGTGTCGGTGCTTCTTAGAGAAATAGAATTTAGAGCCCAGAACGCTTTGGGCAACTTAAAAAGGGTACAGATAAAGCATCAGGAAGCAAACCCTGAAGTGAGTGGCGATGAGGTGCTCGATGCAATAGAAGTAGTGAGGGCCACACAGGATGGGAAAGACCCCTCGGTGATTAACTTGTATGTTCAGTACACCAGCCAAAGCGGGGCGAGTTTGGACTATGAGCAGATACTTGAACTTACACAATATAGGGCTAGATAATTATGGCGATCAGTGCTCCTCAAATTTTAATACCCACTAGTACCGACAACTTCCGTACTACCTCAAAGTCTCAAATAGTCTCGGGGACAATAGTATCCTCGGAGGCTAACGATGTCCGCTATAGATATGACATCATAGACGAGAGAACAGGAGAGATCCCTAATTATACGGGAGAGTACTTACAAGAAGCCATAACAGTGGTCAAGGATGGTGATTTACTCGACACAGGGGCACCATACCCGTGGTCGTTTAAGGCATCTGTACTAGGGGCGCCATGGACCCCAGGTAATACTTTATGTGTAGAGTTTATTGCGATGGACGCAGAGACAGGTGAGATAAGCCTACCTACTTACATAAAGATGACGTTAACTACCATAGCGGACAGGATACTATCAGCTCCAGTACCAACGGGTGTATTAGTACGCAGAAACAACCAATACTTAGAAGTAGCCTGCGCAGGGGTTTCTGTTGAGAACTATACGGGGGATCTGATAGGGTATAATTTCTATGTGTCTAACACTCCAGGCGGGGGTGCTGGTGGTTATAGTCTGATGAACTCTTCCTATGTAGAGTTCCCCACAGGGACGAGACAGATATCCGCCCCTATCCGGTCGGTGTCTTCAGAAGTGGACGGACTAGTGGTAGAGACGAAGGTGAGCGGGTTGCTAAAAGGAGAGGAGTTTACCTTTCGTTTAGACAAAAGCCTGCTTGATGAGTTGGTAGCCACAGGGTTACTAGCTAGTTCTACGTACGACAATCAATCCGTGTTCTACTTTACAGTTACATCCATTGTGTACGAGCCTACGTTGGGGTACCTAGTCGAGAGTCCCTATTCAACAGAGGTGAGTGGTAAATTTATAACTTTTGCGGCAACTCCCAGTAATGTGCCCGAGAGGTCAAGAGAACAGATAATTAGTTCTATGATCCAACGCATTCTAGGAGGCAAAAACAAAGACGCCAACTTAATCCCATCTTCAGTGTATCGGGATATTTTAGACCCTGTTAGTGAGGAGTTTGCTAGCTACTACGTCATACAAGACTTCTATGCACAGACAGCCTCCATTAAGACCCTAGCCCAATTCGATGATGAAAACGGGGACGGAGTGTCGGACCCTGTAGACACTTCCATTAAGAAATCTAGACTAAAGAGCGCTCTTAAGATGCCCGACTCTAATGCGGTACAGGCGCTTATAGATTCTTTTTTCGACAAGAAGGCTGCCAACCATGAGATAACCCGCTTAAAGGCCCAACCCTCTAGAGGCAGGGCGTTACTGTACGCATCCGATGTCCCTCCAGAGGGGTTAGTGATAAACGATGGGGCGGTGCTATCCACGGGTCCAGGGTTCGGGACTAATGGGTCCGCTATACGATTCATAGTATTAGGGACTAAAAAGATTTATGAGTCTAATAAACAGAATTACTTTAATCCAGTAGAACAGCGATACGAGATCGAAGTAGAGATAGTATCCTATGCTGCTGGGTCTTTAGGGAATGTGCCCGTGGGTGCCATAAACCAAATCGTATCAGGGGCGGATTCTCGCTACAGAGTGACGAATGTCAGTCCTACTTTTGGAGGGACGAACCGAGAGTCAAACCTTTCCTTAGCAAACAGAGCGCAGCTTGCAATTGCAGGGCTGGACACAGGTACTAAGACAGGCATACTGCTAAGAGCTTTAAGTGTTCCAGGGGTGCGTTCTGCTAGGGTAGTCCAGTCAGGGGATGAGGACATGCTGAGGGATAAGGACCCCGACACGGGGAGGCACCTAGGTGGCACAGTCGATGTGTATGTGGAAAGCTCCATATTGGGAGAAAGACAGGATATTATAGCCTTTAGTTATGACGGGCCGGCAGGGACTAATGCTGGCGAAAAATTCTTTGTAGAAGATGCAAATCTATTCAGGGTCCGGACGAATAACTCTCTTGTGACACCCTCTACTCCTATCTTTGAGGTAGTGAAAGTAGTTAATGTGACAAGGGGGGCGGCGTACGATACAGCAGGGGCTTTAGTGGGCACGGGCAGCGGGGATAGCATTCAGCTTGCTCAAAACTCTAAAAACTTGTCTATAGGCATGGCTACCTTAGATGTTATAGAAGTGGACTACCGGTTTAGGGGGTCTAATACTTATGTGCTGGAGAACCAGCCTGTGAATGCTATTGTCTCTGTAGTGGGGGATATAGATGGGGAGTTACCCACGGAAAGCTATAGCCTTGTCAAATTAGAGGACCCGTTGCTTTTAGGGAATTCCACTAAGGCTAGGGATGGCGTAGCCATAGAGTTTTATAATGGGTTTCCCTCGGAGTCCACAAGGCAAGTAACGGCGGAGGCCTATTTATTCTTAAGTACGCAGCCTATACGCATTGTCAAGAAAGGGGTAGACGTGGACTCTTTAGTGGTGTCTGCGGATAGTGAAGGTTTTTATGTGTACCAGAGAGACGTGGATTATACTGTAGGGAAGGGTGGGCTTCAGGGGTACACATATTTGTACTTACAGCCTTTCAGCAAAATCAGGGCAGGTTCACAGGTGTATCTGTCTTACAGTCACTCTCAAAATCTCACAGTGACCTACACAGTAAATGAGGCCTTACAGAGGGTACAAGAGGCTTTAGAAAGTGCCCGCAATAGTACAGCAGACATCGCGGTGAAGGGGTGTATCCAGAATTTCGTAGACATTGCTATACAGGTGATAAGAGAACGAGGATTTTCCGAGGATGTTGTTAAAAGTAAAATACAGACAATACTCGCTAACCACATAAGTTCATTAAAGGTGGGTGAGGGCATAAACCTAGATGACATGATAAAGATGGTAAAGGATGTGCCAGGAGTACGAACGGTACACTTACCGATCCCAAGGATGATGAAACAAAACGGTTCTTTGATCCAAATGGATTACTTAGGCTTTGCCGACTTTGTGGTTTACAACACCAATGCTAATCGTGGAGTGACCTCCTATGTGTCTTTGCGTCCTGTGCTAAATTATGGTACGGTAGATGGCGGGGGTGATGTTAATTTATTTAGGGCTGTGTATGAGAACGAGAGGGCCTTAGTAACAGCGGGGAGCCCTTTGGACGTTTCCACAGCACTTGGTCGGTCATATATCCTAGCAGATGGTAGAATAATCGTAAGCACAACGGATGGGACACCTCCTCAGACCAAGGAGTATTCTGCGACATATTATACCTTTTTAGAGCCTGGGGAAGACTATGCTGCGGATATAAAGGCAGGGGTTACTGAGAGTTTGGTGGTAGGTAGTAACAGCATTTTAGTAGATGCTTCAGCAGAAACAAATTGAATACGGGTATAAAAAATGACAAAGAATTTAGGACAAGACGTTTCCCATACTTTTAATAGTGAGAACTATAATTTTGACTCGGTGGTGTTTCAGGCTGGGCGACCCATACTGGATTCCGAGTTAAACTTGGGACAACAACTGCAGCAGGACTTGACCAAGAAGACAGCGTCTTTTCGAGGCTCTGGTTGGGTGTCTATGAAAAAACCTTATGCGGAGCCAGGCCTTGGTGAAGTGTTTTATACCCAAAACCCGAAAACGGCAGAACCCGAAATGGCGATGGTAAACGGATGGCCGGTGTATGTTGCGAACACCAACACAACGGAAGAGCACTCTAATAAGATAGACTTATCCGAGTTTCCTTTGGTCGCAGGATCAAGGGCGGATGGAGTATTTTTAGAGGTGTGGAGAGGTTTAGTAGATGACCAGATGGCAGGAGTCACCACACCCACCGATACGAGCATAGTAGGTACGCTACGAAGTGTGTGGGTGGTAGACGAAAACAAAGCGTGGGCGGTAGGGGAAAACGGTATCTTGTTGAAGACTACCAATGGTGGGGTGACCTGGCTAACCCAACCGGCACCGACATCCTACACTATTAGGGATATCCAGTTTCTTACACAAAAAACTGGACTTTTAGTAGGAGACGGGGGGTCCTTGTACAAAACGGATAACGAAGGGGTCTCTTGGGCTAAAATCGGGCTACCGGTGGCTGATGACTTGCATAGTATAGCTATCGTAGACCAGGGGTTGGTGGTCGTTGTAGGAAGTCGTGGTACTGTATTGCGCTCTCAGGATATGTTCAATTTTGAGCTTATCACAGGAACGGAGCAGGCTGCAGATGATTTACTGTCCGTACATTTTTATGACAGGTCCATAGGCTGGGCGTGTGGTAAAAACGGCTTGTACTTAAGAACCTTAGATGGTGGCAAGTCGTGGAAGAGGTATGCTATAAACATTCCAGATGAAGCCAATCCTACAAAAGAGAAGAAGGTCTCGACAAAATTAAATGGCGTCCGGTTCGTGAATCTAAGTGATGGCTGGGTGGTAGGAGATGGAGGCCTTATACTAAGGACAACAGATGGAGGTAGTCGGTGGGCCAATGTGTCTGAGACTATATATGACGAGGAAGCAGGGGTGTACACAAAAACAACCCAGAATCTTAATGACATCGAGGTAATTAAGTCGTACCCTCTCCGTATATCACTATCGTTGTACGATACTAACAATTTCTCGAGTGCGTCCTATACTATCAATCCGACGTCTCTTGACCTGTACTATAGAAAGGTTGGGACGGGGGAGATGGATATCCGTGTCCGGTTAAATTTGGCAGAGTATGAAAAAGATGTAGACCTAGTTAATGCCATAAATGCTTTAGAGGATGGAGGTTCTCGAATATTTCAGGCAAGCTTGGCCTATTCCGATACAGCATACTTGTCTCATGATGAGTCCGAGAGTATCTCTGCGGGTGAATCTGCAGAGATAAGATTCTCCATGGGGGATGTGGTATGGATAGTGGGAGATGGAGGCACCGTGCTAACATCCCAAAATGGTGGTGCCCGCTGGGCCAGAGCGGACGCTAAGGTGTCCTTTAATGTGCTAGGGGTTGCCTTTAGAGGAAGCTCCATAGGGTGGATAGTAGGCGCCCAGGGAGAGATATCTAAGTATGACAGTGCGTTACTACCCGACCCATGGGTCGCCCAAGACACGAATTTAGTGAAAGTGATACAAAGGAAAGTGTACGCCCACGGTAACTTATCCTCGCCCTCCTCTTTGAACTTAATAAATAATGCGGTACACCCAGATATTAAGGTAGAGACCTCCGCACGTACTCAAATACAGTACCGAATAAGAGTGGTGGAGGGGATAGATCCCACGGCAAACAGAGATGCGGGCCTTGGAGCCTCGTATGTATTCAGTAGGGGACCTAATACCTCTGTGCTGGGTGCAGGCAGTTATTCTTTCCAAAACATGGGAAGTGTGAACGGGGACTACGGATTATGGAGGGCTCCTTGTAGGAATACTGTGGACGGGTACTCTTATGCTATTCCGATGTTTATTGTGTCTCGCAGAAATCAGCAGCCATACAACCCCAATACTAACATAAACGGTTCTTCTGTTGAAGCCGTAAACGCAATAAGACCAGATGGCTTAGTGTATGAGGATATCATTCTTGACGATCTCCTGGATATCCGGAAAAACATCTCAAACTTTGTTGCTACTGAGGTATTAGGGAGAACCGTAGATGACCTGTTTAAAGGGAAACTAAGAACTTCCCTTGGGAAATCCTCTGCAAAAGGGGGCCAAGTGGGGTCTTTGCTGACATACTCAGAGGAATTGGAAGATTCTGTGATGGACACCATATTTGATGGGTCGTACAACACTGAGGCGGTTTTAGCGGACCCTGTGTATATAGGAGGGTCGCAAGAAGGCATAGCTGCCCCAGAAGAAGGGGAGGAGCCCTTAGTATCATTAACTTTCGAGGTTCTAGTAGAGGGGATGTACCATAATGATATTTCTTATTTTTCAGCAACATATGCGTCTGAAGACCCTCTCGTAGATGGGACGGAAATCCCTGGAGTGTTTAGTGGTCTAGGTACCTCTCAAGTAACATTCTCCTTTGGTGAAGAAGTGGCACAAGGGAGTGGGGTTTACTACGTAATTAAGGGAGCATATATAGACTACAGCAAGAAGGCCCTAGTAAACAACCCTACGCAACCCTTACAGGTGAAAAACTTTGTACTAGGATCGCCTAACAGCTCTGTAAATTACTTAGCTGTAGATACGGGGGTGACTAGCCAAATAGTCAGAAGATTGTCTTCCGGTGTACAAGGATTAACCGACTACGTAGAGGTCTCGGCAGAAACCTTTGGGGATACCCAGGAACACTGTGCTTCTAAGGTACGTGTGCACTTATACCAAGAAATTGCCTCAAACTCAACGGAAGTGATTATACCTCGAAACATAGAGGGGTACTTTGTGCTGGCTGTCCGAGAAATACGAAACGTTAAGGACGGTGGGATTTATAGGATGCTTAAAATAGATGGAACGGAGGAGAGCGAACTAAAAGTTTTCCTTGCTTCCACCTACACGGTAGTAGAGGGGTCTGTTATAGAGATCATTGCCGAGGTGACTACCGATACAGGGCTATCGGGGGTTGACGTAGGTAATACTACGCAGAATAACGGGGAATCTATTGAAGCTGTAAGGAATGGGAATGTGGCTGTATTTGATAGCGGGGTAAAGAGCGTGGAGGCTTTATATAAGAGCATGCTAACCACGGTGGACCTTGTGGACGGGGAATACCTAATACCAGGAACCTTATCCGTGGTAGGAATTTCTTCAATGCCCCGGTTAGAAGGCAGGGTTCCGTATGCTTGGAAGATAACTGATGGCGATACCCCTGGGGAAACTGTAGCGGTTTCAATAACTGTGGACAGTAATGGGTATATAACCGCGCTAACCCCTACAGAATCTGATGCGGATGCGGAGTTGTTGGTGTGCTTATTAGTAGAGGAAAATAGTAAAGTGGATGGAGGGAGTACGGGTGTGCGAATCTCGTATAAAACCCCCGCACCTCAAACTATCAACCCGCTACCTTCTTGGCTATCCGTGGAGGTAGTAGAGGGACCAAAGAATATGTTTATATCCTCGGTGGGTAATGGAGGGGGTTTTAGAAATACCTTCTATAAGAGCCCTCTAGCAGATATCCCCAACCCAGACAACAGTATTGTGAACCAGGCGTACTTCTATAATCTCTTTGGGTTAGACTTTAATAGCTTCTCGGAAGAGGAAGGCTTTGTGTCTTTACCGCTAAGAGTGACAAGACACCCTGGACAAGAGATACAACTGGCAAACCCTGGGCTAGACAACTTTGGTAGGTCTTTCTATCGCACATCTTCAGAAGCCCTGGTGTTTAAAGCTGAGGAAATGCTCATAGGTAACCCTAGAAAGCTAATGGTTCCTTTTTTGGTAAGGGTGTCATCCATATCGACCAACCCCGTCCTTACAGGGGAGGTGTTATTGGCAATGGCCACTACCGTTAAAAACGAAAGATTAGAGAATGACCTTAGAATAGGAACAGCCCCTGAAGGCTCCGTAATTTCTTTATATAAAGTTCCCGGCATGCCTTTAATCAAATAGAGGGGAGAAGACAGCAGTGGCGCAAGATAACGGCTATAAAAAGAAGTTAGCAGAACTGGGGGAACTTAGGTTCCCCACAGGTGCTGAGTTTGAAAAAGAAATACAAGGAAAGGTCCCCGAGGCGGTAAGACGTATGCTAGGAAACCTAGCAGACAACTACCCTGAGGTACCTACGACTAAGATAGCTCAGCTCTATTCAGCTTTCTGTACTGAGAGAGAAAAGGCCCTTAAATCTGCGCAGCTTATCGCAGACGACCAGTTCTACACAAAAACCCGCCCAGAATTCCTTTTTCAGATTTTAGGGGACCTACTCTTTGTTGATGAGAAGGCGGGAGGGGCGCAATACACCGACGAAACATACAGGGCTTTCTTATTGAAAGTGAAAAAAGCGTATTTTGGCGGGAGCACCTTATCGAATATAAATGGATCCCTGTCGGATATTTTAGGTGTGCCCGTAGTAGTAAAAGAGATGTACCTTGATGCCCGAAAAAAAGGGGTACGAGCTTCAATAAAAGATGTACATCGTCTAATAGCTGAGATCTTTATGAAAGAAGGGGGCACCGGTACATTGGCAAATGTAGGAACATATATACAAGATATGTACTACTTCATAGACTTGATTAAACCGGCCACAAGTATCTTTGAGACTCATCTCATTTGGGAAGAGTCATACGCTATAGGGGGTTGTCCAGGAGGCGTACTTACGGAGGATGCCAATGGGAACAGAGAAGGCTATGTATACACAGACCTCCCTAACAGAGTTTTTGCCTTATACCAAATAGGTATAGGGGACATAGACTCCCTTCAAGGGCTAGTGTCTGATGAGTGGGTAGAAGGGGTAATCCTTGATGTAGACACATACGCAGGGGTTATTACATTACAGGGCGGGACAGAACTTGTCATAAACCCGTTGACGCTCGTATACACATCAGATGTGGATGGGGTTTACAGAACGGAAATAGAGGAGCTAGCCCCTGGACAGCAGGTGCTTTTCTTGGGCCGCGAGGCGCAAGGGTCTTTTATTTTCCATGAAGGAGCTACCCCTCAGGAGATACAGGATAACTGGTACGCCCAGTTCAACCCACTTGTAATAGAGAGCCCCGTTTTTCAAGCTAACGTGGTAAAAGAACGTGACGAGCATGGGGATAGGGTAGCTATCAAGGCTTGTGGTCAAAACATAATGGCGCAGGACAAGAGGAATGTACTTCTCCCTATGTATGAGGATATGAGGGATAACTGCGATTACCCCACCCCTAAACTACGAAAATTAGAAATAGTAGTGCCAAGGCTGGAAGGGTACGAAGAGGGGGACGGGGTAGTGACTATCCCAGCAGGAGTGACTATAGGTAGCACGGAAGACCCTATTATTGTAGAAGGGGTGCCGATTGTAAACAAGGAAGGAGAAGTTGCAGTCAAGGAAGACATAGTCGTGTACTTAGACGGTCAGCTTGTTGAGGGAGCGGTACTAAGCGTAGAACCCTGGGAAGGGGTTATTCTCCTATCCTTTATACCTCCAGCCGGTTCACGAATAGAAATACAGTACTACACTCAGGGAGCATACCCCGTACAAGTGTCTCAAGAATATGTAGAGTACCTCCCTCCTTCAGAAGAGGGTCCCTTTTTGGATCTAAAGGCCAAGGTGTCCTCTATTAGTGGAGAGGGGCATGTTATCCGGTTTCAATGGCCGTTTCCGTTAGTGGACAAAACCTTGTATGGGAATGCCGCCTCGTATCAAATAGCAAAGTACCCTCTCTTAGGGAAAGAAGGTAACTTAGCGAGTGTAGAGGATATAAAAGTGTACTTGAACGGGGTGGAACTAACAGGCGCTATAGAATTTATAAGGCCTCTTCTAGGTCACGTACAGCTGACCTTTACTCCACCGCTAGGGATGCCTTTAGAAATTGTCTACTATTATCAAGACAAAAAAAGGACATACCCTTTTATAACAAACAGTGATCAGCACTTCACTAATACTGTTTACGGGAGCAGGTCACCTTTTACTCTAGAGACTAACCCGGACGTTCCCGAGGGCAAAGAATTTAACCCTAATGCAAACTTAGACCAATACAGGAAGCCTCTTGAAATAAGTTACCGGTTTAGAGCCTTCGACTCCACTCAGAGTTCTGTAGTGTCTTCGAAAGACACGGGGGTACTGAATGCCTTTGAGATACCGGGCAAGAAGGGTAGCTGGGCGGGCAGCATGAATAACCTGAACAGGTATAATGTCCACTTTAGTGGAGAGTACCTATATGACACCAACAAGTATATAGAGCTGAATGATGATTACCTTTTCAACAACTTAAAGGCCCTTTTAGTACTAAGGAAGGGGATTCCTCCTTTTTACAGGAGCTTTACCAGTACGGCCAGCTATGCTTTTAGGAATATGGTAGAAAACGGGGCAAGTGTAGATGAGGCATTTGGGTTTAATGTGCCTGCGGGGGTCACGGTAGAGAACCGCCCTAGTGGTTTGATTGAATATGTCTCTACCAATAAGTATATAGAAAAGGGTCGAGCAAAAATTTTCACGGGCTTAAAAGAAGCACTAACTTCAGAAGGGTACGACGTACAGCTATCCTCCCTCTGTGATGATAGGGGTTTTGAATTAGGGTTTAAAGTAGAAGAAGAGTACTACCCTAATAGGGAAGTTCGGCTAAATGACTATAAGGACTACATAGAAAGAATAGCAGGAGATGCCTTAGAAGGGTCCCTGAAAGCCATTCAAGGAAGCCCCCTACTTAAGGCGGGCGTAGGGGTGGACTGGCGGTATATTCAAAAGGGTTCTTTAATACAAATCGATGGGATAGAGTACACTATTAGTAATGTACGAGACAGGGAGTCCATAGTGATTAGTAGACCTTTTCTCTCCGAAAAGGGTGACTATGATTTTATCATCACACCTTTAAAAGTAGAGAAGATAGATGTTCTACTCAACGCGGTGGTGAGGAGGTGTGTAGTACCTATAGGAGGGCTATTCCCTACAGGATTTCCTCTGCAGCAGGACTATCTGGTCACGGCTTTTCCAGACCCAGACCCGGATCCCTACCCACGTAATAAAAACAACCCTAATCTCCCTATACCGGCCTCTCCGCTTCTTACTTCCGATATATCCGATGAAGGCGGGGAAGCTCAGTTTTTATTGGATGAGGACACCGCCGATAAAATGGTAAAGTTTAGAAACTGGGACCAAAGTTTGATAGTTATCAACCCCGGTATAATAGAGGAAGAGTTCCTGGACCCTATGGATGACACATCCGAGGGGTCGGTGTACCTATATTGGAGTATAGGGGATGCGGACTTCGTAGAGTACACCTTTCGGGGGTTAGTACTAATGACAAGAGAAGAGGTCGGGGAGGTTAGTGCTGCGGATTACCCGCATGCGGTAGTTGCTCTAAAAAATGATGAGGATACCCAGGGGCTTTCCGACACGACAATGACTCTAGTACG